GTGTCACCTCGAGCAATACCCGTGTACTCCGGGTCATCCTCAAACGTCGTCACCGCGTAGGAAGTGGTCATACCCGACGCGGCAGTAAGGTCGGAATCGGCATGTCTCTGGAGCGTGGCTGGGATCACCACATCGTTGTACTGGCTGACCTTCGTCCTGCGAGGAAAACCAGCCGTGAGGAGCGCCGTAGCCGTGGAGGTCTTCCGCAGCTGCGCGAGCTGGTCACCGGCGCCCACGGCGGTTGCCACGGTGATCCCCGGCGCTTGCTGGCGGGCCGGAAACGCGATGACGTTGCCGCCTCTGCGCTGCCCGTTGACGATTGGCCGTTGATCGCCAGGGAACAGCGAGCCTAGGAGCGTGATCGTCGGAGGCCCCTCAGGCGGAACGTACAGCTCGGTATCTTCGACATACTCAAGGACCGCGACCGCCGATGTCGACCCCAGGCGGTCACCCTGCACCAGAGTCCTCGTCGGGTTCTCAAAGGTGCCAGTCGAGGCCAGGTACCACTCTGGACCACCCTTGGCATCTGAGAGCCGGCGGACCTGCTCTGCGACGTTGATCGTGTCCCACGCCGCAATGGTCAAGTCGCTGACGCTCGCCCCCAGTGTGGACCCGAGAGTGATCCCGTAGTCCTGACCCGCGACGGCCTGCGCGTCGGAGATGAGACGACGCTGCAAGGCGTGGTCGTTCATGTTCGTCACGGTCAACGGCACTGCGGGCACGTCCTCGAAAGCACTCAACCACTCAGCAAACCTGAAGTCGAAAGTGCGTGGCCCGCTTTGGGTTTCACCCAGCATCCGGCCCTGCCACTGCGGGGTGCCGTCCTTGCAAATCAGAATCCCAGACATGGCACACGAGAGCGCGGCCCGCCACCACGATCTGCCGGGCTCGACCGTCGCACTGAACGCTGCATCACCATGCTCAGACAGCGGCCAAGTGAAGTCGAGGTTGCGGGCTGGCACGAGCTCCTCGACCACGTGTCCGTCATTCCAACGCGTGGCGAACGCTTCGTATTGGGGCATCTACGGTCAGGCGTCCGCGGGGAACGGCGGCATTCCGGCGAAGGACCATCCGGTGACGGCGGCGAGGGTCGCCTGCGTCACGGCGCCGGACGTAAGCATGTTGGAGCGGGTTATGACACCGCCGGCGTCAGGAGCGGCAACGATCATGATCTGCCCGGGACGGAACCCAGCAGGGAGGGTGAACGCGGTCGAACCTGTACCCGTAGATGAGCCACGCCCGCGCAGGTAGGTGACGCCGTTGAGGCGCCGGTATCCGATGGTCTCGGAGTTGAACACCGACCACCCAGACGCCAACGATGGCGCGATCCAACCCGTGTCGTCCGGGGTGGTGCCGCGCAGGTATGTGGCCACGATCAGCGTGTCGATCTTCGCCGTCGGGATAGTCGTCGCACTCGCGGCGTGACGCAACCTCGCCAACGCCACCGACGTGGCTGGCACCGTCGGGTCAGTCGGGGTCGCGTTCGGGGTGCCTGTGATGGCCAGGATCGACGCCGTGATCTGGTCAAACGCCACAATGTCGTTACGTGGCAGCCCGCCGACCGGGTTGGCCGTGAAAACGTCCAACGTCTTGGAGGTGTCGTTGCCCAGCAGTGACGCGCTTACCGCGGAGGGGTGGACCAACGCAGACCCTGATGCGATCAGGACCGACCCTGAGGCCGTAGACGTCTGGGTGACCACCAGCCCACTGAGAACACCCGATGCCGGGTCGAACAGCGCGTTCAGCGCCTTCTTCTCCGTGGCCTCACTGTTGCCAGCACGCAGGAACTCAAACTCTGTCATTAGGAAACCGCCAATTCGTAGGCCCACACGGATAGAAGCGCAGCAGGATCAGCCGTGTCAGCCGACCACGTAACAGACCCGCCACCGGGACTAACAGCCAGCCAGTCACCGGCCGAGGACACCTTCTGACGCACCGACACCTGCCCCTGCAAGAGGACGCGACGGTTGGCCATGTCCAGGTCGAGCCACTGCCCGGCGAGCAGGGAGCCCGCGTAACGCACCCACGCCCCGGACTCGACCAGGGTGACGACTGGGTTGGTTACCGGTCCGAGGATGCGCAGACGAGGCCAGTACGCGGCCGTCCCAGCGTTGGCCACCAAAGCCGCGCCAGGAGTGACGCCGGGGGCGATGCCGTAGTCCACCGGGTAGGCGACTGGGTAGACCTTCCCCGCGCCCGGTGTCGCCGTCGACAAGGTCGCGGTGGCGTAGGTGGGCGACCCGTACTTCAGTGGGTCCGGGGCGGTAACGGTCATGGTGTATTCGAAAGCGGTGTCGCCGATCCACGCCGGCTTCACACCCGCGGTGACCCGCGTCATAGCCGAGAGGGTGCCGATCGCGTCGTTGACCACGACGAGTTCGTGGACGGACTGCGGGCGAAGCGCGGACAGCTGGTACAGCACCGCGTAGGCGGCCTGTGTGGTCGCCTCCTGCACCAGACCTACCACACCGACCGTTCGTGCGTCTGAGGACCCTGTGCCGTCCCACGCGCCGTCCTGCTGCGCTTTGGGTGCCAACCCGTTACGGACGTCGGGGGCGTCGTCCCATCCGGGCAGGTCCTCGACGACGCGAAGCGAGATGCCGTCGTTGACGTCGAGGATGATGCCGCCGATTGTGACCGTTCTCATCGGGGCGCCAATCGCTGGTCAACTGCGGCAGTGACGTTCTTGCCGTCGAGGTAGGAGTTGACATGGACACGCGCGAAGGCGGCTGCGAGCCGGTCGTAGTCGATGCCACTAACAGGCGTGACAGCCTTGGCGCCGAAGTGCTTCAGCGCGTCCGCAATGTTGGAGCCGTCCCTGCGCACCACGAACTCGCCCGGGGTCAGCATCGAGGGCACAGTGTCGCCGTATCCTGAGCCAGGAACCGGGCCGCCGCTTGCGAACGCAGCCCTCGCGCCGAGGTTGTGCGCCGCCGAGGCTGTCGCGTTCGCCACGACTGAGGTGAATCGTGCGGTGATGTCGATGGTCTTCTTGTCAGGGATGTCCTTGATGCCCTTGGCCAGTGCGCGAGCCTTGTCAGCGGCGCCGCTCATCTTGTCCGCCGCCGTCTTCGCCCACCCGAAGCCGGGGATGTTCGACAGGACGCGGAGCATGTTGGCGATGCCGTCGGTGATCGTGGCGAAACCGTTGAGGACAAAGCGGATGATGGGCGCGAGAACACTGTTCCACAGCCACCGCCACGCCGCAGCAAGGCTGCTCGTCATGTACTGCCAGATCGTCTGGAACCACGTGGTTTTCGTGGCGATCAGGACGATGACCGCGATGAGAGCGACGACGCCGGCGATGACCCACGCGACCGGCCCGAGCCCAACAACCCATGCGGCGGCCATGACCACTGCGGAAGCCATAGCGGTCACGCCTGACCACACCCACGCCGCCCCCACAGCGACAAGGGAGGCCACTGACGTGATCGCACCGCTGATTGCCTCCGCCTTGTACATGCCCCATATCACGGCGGTCGTCGCAGCGGATGCGACAGCCTTGCCGGTAGAGACCGCCCAGCCGGCAACGATGACGTAGTGCGAGGCGAGTTGCGACGCCGCGGACGTGACGCCGGCGACCTGCGTGGACACCCACGCCCCGGCCTGCGTCACAGCGGACGCGACAGCCTTGGCGGCCATGTCAGCGAACACGGGGATGAGTACGACGCCGATGAACTCAGCGAGGATCTTGAGCTTGTCTTTGTTGTCCACGACCCACCCGGAGAACTTGGAGAGCGCGGGGATGCCGGTGCCGGTGATCCACGTCGCGACGTTGCCCAGCGCGGGTAGGGCAGTGCCGGTAATGAAGTCGGCGACCTTGCTGATGGCATCGCGGATCTCCAGCGCAGCATTGGCTACATCGGTGAACTTCCCGGCCCCGATACCCGCACTGTTGCCGGTTAGGAAGGCAAAGAACACCTTAATCGGGGGGACGATCTTGTCCAGAGCATCCTTGACCGACGTCCCAGCCTTGGCGATCTCGGTGAACCGCCCAGCGCCGACGCCTGCGTCATTCCCGGTGAGGAAGGCAAAGAAGACCTTGAGGGCCGGATTCACTGTGCCCGTAAAAAAGTCGCCGATCGTCTTCAGCGCTGGTGAGACCGTGTCAGACAGTGCGGAACCGAACTTCTGCAACGCAGGCAGTCCCGTGTCAGACATCCACTGCATACCGTCACCGAACGCCTTGAACACCTCGTCCGCGATCGGCTTCACGGCAATGAGGACGTTGTTCTTGAACGTCAACCACTTCGAGCTGAAGGTGGACACGGCTGTACCGGCTTTGAGGATCGTGTCATTGCCAGCCCCGGCCGACTTCATCATGTCGTCGAGGTTGACCTTGCCGGACTTCACCGCAGCCACGAACTGGGACGCGCCACGGGTGCCGAAGATCGCCGCCGCCAACTTGATCGCAGCAGCGTCCTTACCGCTCTTGGTGAACTTCTGGATCTGGTCGATTGTCGACCGCAGCGCAGGACCCGGAGCCTTGCCCTCCTTGGCGAACTTCGTCAGACCAATCGTCAGGGCCATGATCGTCTTGCCGGTGTTGATGCCAGCCTTGTCGAGCACACCAACCAGTGCCGCGCTGGTGCTGAATGAAAGCCCGAACTGCCGGAACGCCGGACCGCCGCGGATCGCTGCATTTGCGAGCTCATTGATGGGCGTGCCGGTGGCCTGTGAGATTCGGAACAGGTCGTCGAGGGCCTTGGTCGTGTCCTTGCCCTTGATGTTGAAGGCGTTGAAAGACCCAGTGACTGCGGTCAGGTCCAACGACTGCTTCGTGATTCGCCCGGCAATCAAGGCTTGCTTGGTCAAGGTCTCCAAGACAGGCCCGGTCAGCCCGAGACGCTGGTTCAGGACCGTGACCGTCTTGCCAATGTCCTCGAACGACGACGGGACCTTCTTGCCGACGTTGAGCGCCGACGCAACCAGACCATCCAAGGCCTTGCCGCTCTTGCCGGTGCCGACCCGGATGGTCGACTCCATGTCGTGGAACGTCTTGCCGACCGCGAACAGCGCCCCGGTGACGGCCACGCCAGCGGTAGCCACGACAGCCATGCCGCCGACCATGGCCTTGCCGAACGCGAGACCGCTGGCCTTGCCGGCCACGGCCATCTGCGGGGCGATGCCCTTGGTCAGCGCAGCACCAAAACCACGCGCCGACGGAATCACGCTCAGAGTTGAGTAACCGATATTGCTCATTCAGTCACTCCCTCTCGTCATGTGATTTCGCCGGCGTCGATAGCCCGCTGCCGTTCGCGTGCGCGTGCCTTGGCTGCCTGCTTCGCCTTCTCGCGTGCCGGGTCAGAACCCTTGGCCTGCGCGGGTTTCCACGGGTGAGGGTTGCCACTGGTCGCATGGAACACGTCCGCGATCAGGTGATCCGTCAGGGTCCACCCGGTGCCGCCCGTAGCGATGGCTGTTGCGGAGTCCGCAGGCAAGTGCTTGACCCGGACTGCGATCATCCGCAGGGTGAGCTTGCGGCGACCCTCGGAGTCGAAGCGCCAGCGGTCCCGGTAGTCGAGCCCGTTGTGGTAACGACTGAGGTCGACCTCCACCGCGTCCGCATGTGCGCGGAGGAGACGGAGGAGGTCACCTAGTTTTCCAGGAAGCCGAGCGCCTCACCCATGACCTCAAGCAGGTTGGTCGCGTCACGCTTGGTCTTCATGGTCTTCGCGAGGTCGGCCCACTGCTTCGCGCCGAGGAGGATCTCCAAACCGGTGAGGTTCCGACCGTTCTCGAACGCCATGACGACCGCGATCGGGTAGTCGTCGGGGTCTGTTGCGACCGTGAACGTGTGGCCGCGCCACGTCACCTCGGTGGTCGGGGCCTTCTCGGCTTCGAGCTGCACTGCGGGCTTCTGGTGATCGTCGGGCACGGTTGCACCCTTGGGGATTTCAGGCATGACGCGGCTCTTCTCTGGTGATGTCGTCGCGGTTCAGGGGTGAAGACCGGCCGGGCTGAGCCGCGACGGAACGCCCGGCCGGTCGATCAGAT